AGCCTCGCCCTTCAAAATTTATGGCTACTTGGCAGACTAAGCACCCCGACTATGAATATATTATGTGGAACGAAGAAGAAATTCGCAATCGTGGGTTGCAGCTAGAATGCGTTTCGAAAATTAATGAAATAGAGGAAATTAATGGTAAAGCCGACATTATACGTTGGGAGATTTTATATTATTATGGTGGACTATTTGTTGACGCCGACTCCATTTGTATTGAGCCATTTAACTATTTGATTGAGCAGCATAAACCTTTTTGCGGTTATGAAAATGAAAACGTAAGGCAGGGCTTAGTTGCAACCGGAACCATGGCATTTCCGAAAAATCATCCATTGCCTAGGGGCGCAATTGATTATATTAAAGCCAATGAAGTTAGCCGAGCTAAAACAGGTAAAATGGCATGGAGAACTGTTGGTCCCGAATTATTAACAAAGCTTCTTCAAACTAATTTATTTTGTGATGTTGTTATTTATCCTAGTTATTATTTTTTGCCAAAGCATGCCACCGGAATGCAATATATGGGGCATTCTATTGTTTATGCTTATCAAGAATGGGGCTCTACTAAGCAAAATTACGAAATTATGAATTCACTTGAACTAGAGGACATTTACAAAGAACCTAAAAATTGGGTTTCCGTTTTAGTAAGCAGTTATAATACAAATCATAAATATGTTGTAGAATGTTTGGAATCCATAAAAATACAAAACGGCCATTACGGAATTGAGCTAGTATGGATTAATGATGGATCAAATGAGCTAAGCACTAAGCTATTGGAAAAAACACTTGACGAATTTAAAGCCAAAATGCGATTTGTAAAAATTGTTTATAAAAAATGGCCTACAAATAAGGGTATTGGTTATAGTTTGAATAAAGGCATTGAAATGTGTTCATACGAAATCATTATTAAAGTTGATAGTGATGATATGTGTTTGCCCGATCGTTTTATTAAGCAAATTGAATTTATGAGAAATAATTTAGATTGTGCTATTGTTGGCTGTAATGCGCATTACTTAAAAGAAATTGATAATGCTAAAGTACTTCAAGGATCTACAAATCACCCATATTTATTAACATGGGCAGACTATAAAAGAAATCCATCTCATTGGTTTGTAAATCATCCATGTGTATGTTATAGAAAGTCTGCTGTGTTAGCAATTGGTAATTATAATGAACACACACATTCGCTATACGAAGACTTTGAACTAGAACTAAAACTGCTTAAACAATTTGGCAAGCTATATAATATTCAAGAAAATTTACTATATTATAGAATACATGCAAATCAGGTTACTGCTAATAATAGTTGCTCTAAACCTGAAGTTGTGAATGCGCGAAATGATTTTATTAAAAAATTGTTGCTAGATTAATTTGGCTACATTAATTTGGCTAGAAAAAATTGAAATATAATTTTATTTAATTTTATTTGTTTTATTTATTAAATTATAAGATATTCTAATATTAAGTATAGTTAATTATTAAATGATTATTGAATTATTTCATAATTTTATCGAATTTTTGCTTATTAAATTGTATCCAGACCATTATGAATACAAAATTATAGAGCGAGTAAATTCGAGTGGATCGCTTGTCGAATATTGCGAAAATTGAATATAATAAATTTTATGTTATATTCTTTTTTATTATTGTTTATTTGAAACTATATTAAAAACAATTATAAAAATAATATAAAAATAATATAAAAATGCATATTACAAATACAAATACAAATACAAATACAAATACAAATACAAATACATTTGCAATAAATAGTACATTAGTTTGTATGTCAAATTTTATTTATGGGTTATTTATTTTTATTATTAGATGGACTAATCCGGTTTATATACTATTGACGCCGTTTGCATATATTGCACGCTTAACTCACCAAGTTCCTATTATTTTAAATGCCAGAAATCGAAGCATACAAACTATGACTTATAATAAATATGACATGGTTGCTTTACCGACAGACGCCAATTTTATACAAGATAGGTGGCAATCATTCCAATATATTGAGTGGAGATTTTCCGACGTATTGACCCGTGATAAATGTAAGGATGATTGCGACATTTGGTCTATGCGTAATTTTAAGTGTAAATCAAACTTTATTGAAAATGAAGGTAGTGTTAAAGAATATGTTGAAGCAATTACTCGAAAAAAACCTTCACAAGTTATTATAAATGCTACACATTTAGTGGTTTATTTCAAAACAGCAATTGTTGTAATTATGGATCATTATTTTTGTGATGGATTAATTATTGATGATTTGATAAAACAGTTATTTTATCAAGATAATGTTAGTAATAAAGCATTTCCAAAGTATATAAGTTATCCTTTAATTTCCGATTATATAGCTATTGAATATTTTGGAAGAAGGTTTATTGAGAATATTAGATATCCACAATTAATTGGCGGATTAGCAAATAAAACATGTGTATTGTCTGAAATAGTAAAAAAAAATACTATTATTCCTTGGAACCGTTGGACAATATATGCGCATGGAATTTATAATGTATATGAAGCGCTACCTCAAGATGTTAAATATTTGCGTGTAGGTTTAACTGTTGGTTTTGATAGTGATAAAACATTTGGCAATAATCGCATAGGTGTTATAATAGTTACTATTAAGAGACAGCATGCTTATTTATCATATAATGAAAAAATACTACATTATATGGAGCAGTTTAAAACACAAACAATTGCAAATATGAATGATGCACATACGTCATATGATATACTTCGTTCATATAATATGAGTTATATTCGTAGTTCTAAAATGCAGAAAGTTATTGATATTTATTTTACATCGTTATTTTACAAAGAAGAACCTACGCATAGTGTTTTAGGATTTGGTGGATTTATTGGCGCATTAAAAAGTGCGGAAAACACATATATATTTTCAATATCGCGCAGTTCACAAACTTTTTTTACTTACGTATCAAATTGGGATCAATTGGATTTAAATAAGCTTATAAGCAATGGACTTACTCTTGAATATGAATTTGATAATAGAGACCCTAAACAGTTCTAATTTATTTTTGATTTTGATTTTGATTTTGATTTTGATTTTGATTTTGATTTTGATTTTTTTATTTATTTTGATTTTTATAAAATAAATAAAAATTGTATTAGCATTAGTAGCATTTGCAGCATTACGATTGCATATCTTCTATATACACATTTACATGATTTTTATCCAAAAACATATTAAATACACACAATGCTAATAACCATACTAAAAATGGCATATAATATTCTAAACCAATACCGAAAAAATTGCCTATTAAATAACCCGAAAATATTAATATAAACATTAAAACTAGCGATATAACTATATTATTTGAAGAAGACACATCCATTTATATGTATATAATGTTATTTATTTTGTTTAATAACTAATATACTTTTCTCTATTATTGGCCGATTTTCTAATATAAAATTGCTTACATGATTACTATCTATTTCTGGATTATCCTTAAAATAATCTTCCAACATTTTAAATAAAAACTCTTTATTTAAAGGCGCCTTTACTTTGTTTTTTCTATATATTAATTTTCCGTCATTTATATCAAATCTATCTATTTCATTATTTTCCATAACATTAATTAAACTCCCTGATAACTGTTTCTTTGAATTTCGCAATTCCTTGATTTGTTTATTTAAATTATTTATTTTTGTATCAATCGAGATCCATTCTTTTATAGTACTTATTAATAGTTGCTTTTGCTCACTCATAATGCTTATAATTAATATTAATAATAATAATTAAATTTATTAATATTATTTTACATAGTTTTGTTATATATTATAAAATTGTAAAATTGGATTATAAAAATAAAATAATTAATATAACGTTATAAATATAATGTTATAAATATAATATAAAGACTATTTAATATGTTTTAAGTTAATAAGTAACCTATTTATTAGCTCGCCTTTATTTCCGCTTAATTTATAATTATGTGTTCGCAATTCATTTTTGAGCTCTAGAACCGACTTTTTCTTATATATTTTTAATATGTCAGGATCTATGTTATCCAATAATTCTTCTTCGTTCATTGTATATTTTAAATGACTATTACAATAAAGTCCATATTTTGTTACACATGCATTTTTTCCACATTTTTTTGAGGATTTATCAATATATGTGCATTCATGCAATTTAATGCAACATTCAGGAGGATTGTTTACTCCTTTTATCATCTTATTTCCATAATACTTAAAATAAGGCAACAGTTTGCTACTTATAGATCTGCAATATGGACACTTTATTTCATTTAATTTTAATTTTGAATTATCTAGCAATTTCTTTGTCTTTTGTTCAACAACCTCATTGTATAATCCTAAAAAATTAAACTTATGATTACACTCCAAAGTGATAAAATTACTATCTAATATTTCATTGCTTATTAAGCATCTTTCTTTTAAGTCTTCGCGTCCATTTTCGTCGTCTTCTAACAATAATTTCATAAAAATCTCTTTGTTACTCATATAATTATGTTTAATTATATTTAATTAATTAAATATATTTTAAATACATTTTAAATATATTTAAATATATTATATATGGCTGTATCTAAAGAAATTTGGGGAAATAATGTATGGAATTTATTCCACACTATTGCTCATAAAATTAAAGAAGACAGATTTGAATTTCATAAAAACAATATTATATATATATTAGAAAATATATGTGCTACGTTACCATGTCCGGAATGCAGCAAAGATGCTACTGACATGTTAAAAAAGGTTAATTTCTCTCAAATTAACACTAAAAACGACTTTAAATTATTAATTTTTAATTTTCATAATGCCATTAACACTAAACTAAACAAACCACTATTTGATTTTAATGAACTAGATAATAGATATAGTAAGGCAAATATTGATATATTATATACTAATATAAATATTATTTTTACTTCAAATACAAATATTCCTCAACTCATGACGTCAAGCTTTCACCGAAATCTTTTATTTCCCAAAATAAAAGAAGCATTGCGAATTATTAGAGAAGACTTGTTATAGCATTACATTATTACATTATTACATTATTACATTATTACTTCTCCATTTTGATAAACTTGGCATTTAAATTGTTGATTTGTCGGTTTGCCACATTGAACATTGTTACTAACTGTGTTAGCAAAATAAACATATTTTTCTTTGGCAGCCATATACAACAAAGTATAATATACTATTCCGAAAATTATACCTACCAATAACCCTAATACTAGTCCCATTATATCGCTACACTTTTGATTTAATTCTGTAACTCCGTTAATAGCTGTTACTGATAATAAAAATACTAATAACGAATAATTAATAGAATTCTTATTTATTATCATAGGATAAATTAAATATGTTGATGAAAATGATAATATTGCACCGCTTAATGATGGCGCGTTATATATAACCCCCATATCCTTAACAGTGAACGGTGAAGGTAATATATTGCAAAAAGGGGATGCTAATACTGTTTGCTTACTTTTTATAACATTCTTTAGCACAAGCACTATTGACGATAATATTACTATTCCCATATTAAATATTATTCCCTTTTCTAAACTGTTTTGCGCTATTGATAACAATGTAATAAAGAAAACAACCAATAGCGGAGCAGTAAAAGATATATATTCAAACATATTTGTTAAACTCATTGTTATTGCTAGTGGACCGGTCGACATTATTTATTTAAATATTAATATATATTAATATTTTAATATATTTTATAATATTTTTTATAATATTTTTTATAATATTTTATAATATTTTTTATAATATTTTAATATATTTTTTATAATATTTTAATATATTTTATAATATTTTATAATATTTTATAATATTTTATAATATTTTAATATATTTTATAATATTTTATAAGTATATAAAAATGGCTAACTCAACAAGATTTCTACAAACTGCTAAAAACAAAATTCCTTTTTTAAAAAATGTTTCAACAAATGTTATATTATTAGCTTCCTTATTTATAATAAGTATAATAATATATTATATGTTAAATAAACGTAGTTTAGAAAATATGGACAATGAAAATGACAATGGTGATAAATTAGTTGAAGGAGGGCCAAGCAATCGTCGTCCCACAGCTGTTGAGAAAGCAGTAGACGCAGCTAATGCAATCGCTGGGAAGTGGCAGCGGAGGTATTGATAGCA